CTTTGAGCGGTTTGAGGAAAACGACAAAAAGAAAAAGGAGCAGGTTGAAAGTGGGAAACTGAGCAGGGATGAGTATCTGACTTGGCGGCGGAACAAAATGTTAAGTGGTCAATACTACACAGACATGGTGGAGAACCTATCACAAGACCTCTCAAACGCCCGAGAACACGCCCAAGCAATCATTCGTGACGAATTGCCCGACATATATGCAGAGAGTGCTAATTGGGCATCCTATGAGGTCGAAAATGGGCTTAACATTGATACTGGATTTACCTTGGTTGACAGGAACACGGTCAAAGAGCTTCTGCAGAATGACCAAAGCTTGCTCCCAGAACCGCGCGTTAATATTCCAAAAGAACAGAGGTGGAACAAACAGAAGCTTAATTCGGCGATACTCCAAGGCGTGATAACAGGTGAATCAATCCCACAGATAGCGAAAAGGCTTCGGACAGTCACGGACATGTCCAAGAACGCGGCAATCAGAAATGCCAGAACAATGACCACGGGGGCGGAAAACAGAGGGCGTGTAGATTCGTACAAACGCGCTGAAAAAATGGGAATCAAACTGCATCAGCGTTGGTTAGCCACACACGACAGCAAGACAAGACAGACCCACAGATATATTGATGGCGAGGTGCAGGAAGTAGGTGAAAGATTCTCAAATGGATGCCGTTATCCTGCAGACCCTCTCGGCGCACCTGCGGAGGTGTACAACTGTCGATGCACACTCATAGCCGCTCTTGATGATTATCCTGATAATTTCTACAAGAATTTTGAGACTGTTGATGGCATGTCGTATGAGGAATGGAAAGGCAGAAAGGCAGAGACAGCGGAGACAAAGAGAAAAGTTCCAAAGGTACAAACTTCAAAGGCTTCAACACCAGAAGAGAGAATCAATTCCATCCTCGGCAACGCTTATGAAAACCACAGAAAACAAAATAACCTTAATGAAACAGCTCTTGAAGAACTCGGAAAAGACTTTTTTGATACTAACCTTTATCAGTTGGAAGAGGGTATCAAAAATTCAATAGCTGAACAGCTTGAAAACCTTGTTGAGAGATATGATACATCCTTGCAGGGAATACGATTTATGAATAAAAACGAATATCTGATGTTAGGAAACTCTTTTGCATCAACTTATCATTCGTATGATACCGATAGGGCTGAAATAATCTTGAACCCTGCCAAGATTAAGAACACCGAGAGAATCAAAGAACTGATTTCCAACAAATATGCCGCGCCGATTGATGAAAAGAATGCTGATAGGTACGTTATTACCCATGAATTTGCTCACTCCCTTCTGGACATGGAAACGAAACTGGACAAGAAAAGAAATTGGGTTGATGCCGATTACAAGAAATATGAGGACGCACGAAAAGAAATCAAAGGTGTTTATAACCGTTATATTGATGAACTCGGAAAGCTCGAAAGCAAGGCAAATGAGGCAAATCTAAAAGCCTTAACATCAATGGACGATAAAGACTGGAAAGAAGCAGGAAAGCTTTCTGAGGCTTATGAGGCACTTAATATCGGCAAATATGCACTAACAAATGCAGATGAGTTCATGGCTGAATGCTTCACACTTTCAGAACTTGGAACATCAAAGAATAAATATGTTGATGAAATGATGGATGTGATAAACAAATACTTCAAGAGGTGATACGATGCAAGACATGCCTTTTTTTATGAAAAATGCTGAGTGGTATTTTTTCGATTATGAAAAAAGAAAATACATGCTTAAAAAGGATGTTCCAAAGAAAGCAAAAGAGTCGTATGAGCGATTTTACAAAGAGCCTAAAAGGGGGTGGACATTATGATTCAGAATGACCATTCACAGGATGCAATCAACGCCCTCAACGCCGCCAAGACACGTGCCCTTGAAATGATAGGCTTGAAATGCGAGGGATATGCTAAAATCGAGTTGGACAATGACCCGAGAAGAATAGACACAGGCAGACTCAGAAACAGCATCACCCATAAGACGGATAAAGACAAAGTACATATTGGCACGAATGTCTATTATGGCAAGTACGTGCATTTTGGCACGTATAAGATGAGGGCTAATGAGTTTTTGAAAAACGCGGTTGAAAAAAATATGAATGAATTTAAGTCAATCGTTGAAAATGAGCTTAAAAGGGGCTGAAATATTGCAAATTCGAACATTTGATAGTACAATTTAGTTGTCAATGGCGAAGAACAGCCACCTAAAGGAAAAGGAGAAAAGACAATGGCGCTAACAAGACGTTTTCTATCAGCTTTAGGAATCGAAGCTGAAAAGATTGATGAAATTATCAACGCACACGCTGAAACTGTAGACGCTCTCAAAGCAGAGAGAGACGACTTCAAGGAAAAGGCAGAGGAACACGACAGAATCAAGAACGATTTGGACAAAGCCAATGAGAGAATCGCTGAACTGGAAAAGGGCGGCGATAAGGACAGCACATACAAGGTAAAGTATGACGCTATCAAAGAGGAGTTTGAAGCTTACAAAAACAATATTGAGGCAGAGAACACCAAGGCATCCAAGTCAAAAGCTTATAAAGAATTGCTCAAAGAAATCGGCATTTCCGAAAAGCGCATTGATACAGTCGCAAAGGTCGCAGACTTTGACAAGATTGAGCTTAACAAGGACGGTTCAATCAAAAAGGCTGATGAACTCAAAGAAAGCCTTTCAAAAGAGTGGGAAGATTTCATCGTGCAGGAACGCCAAGAGGGTGCAGATGTTTCTAATCCGCCTAAAAACACAGGCGGTTCGACAATGACTAAAGATGAGATTATGCAGATTAAGGACGCTACGGAGAGGCAGGCGGCTATTGCCGAAAATCATGAGCTGTTTGGTATCTGATAATCCATCGGAAAGAGTGAAATTATGAATAAGAATGGTAAATTAGCAATGAACATTCAGTTCTTCGCAAAGGAAGGACTTACAAAGCAGGCTGATTTTTCAGTGGCAGTCAGAGAGGTTGACTTTGTTACCAGATTCACACAGAACTGGGATGCCCTCAGACAGATTCTCGGAATCATGCGCCCTATCAGAAAAGCTGCAGGAACAAAGCTTGTATCATATAAGACAGTAATGAAATCAGATTCACTGCAGGGCGGAGCTTCTGTTGGTGAGGGTGAGGAAATCCCATACACAGAGTTCGGCGTTGAGCCAGTGGCATACGATGATATAGTTATCGAGAAGTATTCCAAGGCTGTATCAATCGAGGCTGTTTCAAAGTATGGCGCACAGATTGCCATTTCAAAGACTGATGATGAGTTCCTTAATCAGTTACAGGGCAACGTGCTTGCAAGATTTTTCAGATTCCTCAACACAGGCGCACTTGTTGAGGCTGTACATACTTATCAGATGGCACTTGCTATGGCAAAGGGCAAGGTTGTTGATAAGTTCCAGAAGATGAGAAGGACAGTTACAGAGGTTGTCGGCTTTGCTAACGTACTCGATGTATATGAGTACCTTGGAACAGCAAATATCTCTGTACAGACTCAGTTTGGCTTTCAGTATGTGAAGGATTTCATGGGTTATTCAACACTTTTCCTTCTTTCTGATCCAGATATTCCAAGAGGCAGAGTTATTGCTCTTCCTGTAGAGAACATCGACCTCTACTACATCGACCCATCAGACAGCGATTTTGCAAAGCTTGGTCTTGAATTTAGGGTAGCAGGTGAAACAAACCTCATCGGATTCCATGCACAGGGCGATTATAAGCATGCAGTTGGCGAGTCTTATGCTCTTATGGGCATGACACTCTGGGCAGAGTACATTGACGGTATCGCAGTAGTTGACGTTGATGATTCAACTCTCACAGATTTGACAGTTGCCGCAGATACAAGTGCTGATTACTTCGGCAGTGGAAAGGGCGCAAGCGATATTCAGAGCAATATTGCAGTAGCAAATGACGCTGTGACAGGTACATTGAAGTTCATTGAGGGCGGTATTGCTTCGGGAACTCTTGATGGTGACGGATATTTCCTTGGTCTTAAATTCGATAACTTTTCTAGCGGACTTACATACGCCAATGTGCAGGTT